GGCCTTCGGGGACCGCTTGTTGTCGTAAAGGGCATCGGACTTTGCCATCAGTAGGCACTCGCGTTATCGCCCAGCCAGACACCGCTCATGCCGCCGTAGAGATAACCGGGACCGCCGCCGGCGCCGGGCCCGCTGCCCCAGTAGCCGAAGGGCGCGCCGCTGCTGCGGGCCCGGATCCAGTCGACGGACAGGTCCGCAGACGAGATGCCCTCATTCGCGCTCGAGGCCCGCGCCTCACGGATGTAGTCCTTCGCCAGGGCCACGTTCTGGACCCGCATCGCCGCGCCGGTCTTCACATCGACCGCCATGCCGAGCGAAATGTGCGTCGCCAGGGACGCCACCATGGCGCGGCGGAACAGGTCATCCCAAAGGTTCGGCCACGCTGCCTCGAACGTGTAGACCGCTCGCGCGTTCTGGACGTTGGACAGGATGCGCGTCACGCCAATCGGGCTCACCCCGGGCTGCTCGTTGGCCGCCCCGTCCGGGATGTAGTTCACGTCGTTCGTGATCAGGAAGCGCGTCGGCATCGGCCGGCTGCTGGTCGCCGGCAGCACCGGGCCCGTTACCAGCGGCCCGCTTCCCGACGGCGTGATGTTGCCCGTCGGCACCGGCGGGTTGACGTTCCAGTAGTTCGCCGGGATGTAGCGCACCAGCAAACAGTCGCTCGGATAGGCGTAGGAATAGAGATAGCCCGACGGCACCTGCGTCGGCAGCGTCACGACGTTGCCATTCTGATCGGTGGTCTGCCCTGTCACGCACGCCACCATCTGCAGCGGCGATTCCCGTCTTGCGAAGGACCAGTGCGCCGCGCGGAGCAACTGCTTCATCGTGTCGTAGTAGTGCAGCAGGCACTCCTGCGCCTGCTCGCTGCCCTCATTGAGCGAGCCGATCGTCTTCTTCGACCCGGCCGCGCGCAGGGCCAGGTTGCAGATCATTTCGGGACTATTGTAGTCGCTCATCAGCCCTGCTCCAGCGACGCCATGCGCGTGGTGATCGCCTCGTCCTGCGCCTCCACCTGCTCGACCTGCAGGTTCGCCAGCGCCGGTGCCAGGCGGCGCGCGAGGCCAGCGCACAGCGCCTCCGTGAAGTCGACGGACCACGTCGTCGGATCGGTCACGCGCCCGACATAGACCAGCACCGCGCTCGGGATGTTGGTCACCACCACCCGCCGCGGCGGCGTGTAGCCATTGTCGTTCACCACGTCGAACAGCTTGGCCGTCGGCCGCATGTCCGGCTGGAACGTCGGCTGCGGCCGCACCGCCTTGATGCGGAGCGCATCGGCCGGGTAGGTGTACGAGAACTGCCACCCAATCGGTGGCGCCGTCGCCGGATCCCACGGCGTGTCGAAGTAGTTAGGTGCGGCCTTCAGCTGCGTGCCGGTAACTTCGCGCTGGGCAAACTGCCAGTCGCCGTCGCGCATCATGGTGTCGCGCGTCTGGCCGTAGATATCGAGCGCCAGGTTCGAGGCGTCCGAGCCGTCGTACAGATTGCCGACGCGCAACTTATAGCCTATGCGGCGAAGGCTATCGTTGATGATGTCCGCTGGGCTCGAGAGGGACGTCGCCATCAGCTATCCCTCGCCTTGGCGATCTCGTTCATCATCGCCGCGCTACTCAGGAGCGCCTGCGACGTGCCCGGCCGGCCGGCCAGCGCGATCGCAAACTCGCTCGCCAGCAGCCGCACGACAGCCTGACGGAAGCCCGCGTCCCACACCGTCGGCAACGGATTGTTGTTGTAGACCGCGACGGCATCCGCCACGTCAGTCCAGATCACCGCCGTCTGCGCATCCTCGACCAGCGCGTTCGCCCGCACCCAGGTCGTCGGCAGAGGATCATTAGGATCCGTCGTCGGCGGCTTCACCTGCCATACCTGAACGGCATCCTCCGGGTAAAGGTATTCGAACGCCCAGCCGTCCGGAGGCGTGTTCCCCGACGCCTCAAGCGCGCCGGTGTAGCGCGCGAAATCCCACTCGAATTGCCGCGCCACGAAGGCCACACAGGGGTTGTAGAGGTACTTCGCGGCGATGCCCGACGCCGACGAATCGAAATCGGGCGCGGCGCCGGTGACGCGAGTGACATTGCCGCCCATCATCTGAAGCGCCTCGTTCACGACCGCCGCGGTGGGAGACTCCGCCATGGCTCACTGCACCCGGAAGCAGGAGATCGTGCTGTCCTTGCTGTTGCCGCTCTGATTGAAAACGAGAGCCCCGGAAGTGCCCTCGGTGTCCTTGACCGAGATGCGCATGTTCCCCGCCGGAGAGGAAATGTATCCGGAAATCGACACCGGCATCACCTGAGTGGCGTTGAGGCCGGAAGTGTCGAAATAGGCTGATGCCGCTACGTTCGTGCCGTCCCACAACTTGATGTTCAGCAAGCCAAACGTCGCGGCGTTCTTATAGACGACGGTGCCCGAGCAGAACCATGTGCCGGTGCTTCCCTGCGCCACCGATGGACCATCGAAATAGGTACTCGTGTTGTTGAGGCTGACATCACCGCTCAACGAATTCGTGATCTGGGTCCCGGACGGGATGTAGGCCGACGTCGCCGTGAACGCAGCCGTCCCCAGCGTGCCGCCGGTGCCGATGTTGAGCGTCGACGCATCGGTCCCCGACAACGTCAGCGTATTTGAGACCGTCAGCGTCTTGCCGTTGGTCAGGGAGAACGTGCCGGTCGACGGCGTGATCGTCATGCCGTTGATGGACTTGTTGGTCAGCGCCTCGGCCCCGGCCAGCGTCGACAGCGTCCCCGTCTGGGGTAGCGTGACATTGGTCGCCCCCACGGAGGTCAGCGTCGTGGCGAACGCGCCGGCCTGGGTGAAGGCCGCGGCTGTGGTCAGCGCCCCGCCGAGGCTCACCGTCTCACCGTTCACTTTTGTGCAGGTGATGTTCGGCTGCGTCAGCGTGCAGTCGCCCGCCATCGTGAAGCCGCCGAACGCGCCAGCGTTGTTGTACTGGATCTGCCCGTTCGAACCGGCCGCTCCGGTGACCGGGATCGCGCCGCCGTCCGCCAGCAGCGTGCCCGACGTGTTCGCCCAGGTCGCGATGTGGCCTACCGTGCTCGAGCCGGGCCCAACCACACCGCTGGTGCTGAAGGGAAACTCGACAGTCGATCCATTCACCACGAACTTGAGTGGAATGTCGCTCGCGCCGCCGAAGGAGTTGAACGACAGCATCCCAAAGCCGCCGGTGGCATTCGGGTCGAAGCACAACTGGTGACCACCGGCCGAATTCGTCGGCGGCGCGTCGTACATGCAATACGTGGAGCCGAGATAGCCGCCGCCGCCGCCGACGAACGGCGCCGTGCCGTTCCCGCGCTTGACGATCGACATCTCCTTGATGCTCTGCAGGCCGCCGCCTGCGCCGGGCGCCTGCTGGATGATCGGCTGCGAGCCGCCGCTCGCGCTGTAGAAACTGGTGTAGCCGCCGGTAAAGCTACCGCCCTGAAGCACGGTCGTCTGCCCGAACCCCGCAGTCGGGATCATGGCGACCAGCAGGGCCAGACAGAGTCGCTTCAGCATAACTACCCCCGATCGCTCCGCGCGTTGTCGTGCAGCGGATTTTTCCGGTCCATCTTCTTCTCGGCCGCCGAATTCTCGGCATCCTCCGATTCGACGCAGCACATATCCTCGATCTGCAGTTCGACGCGCTCGGTCTTGCCACCTTCGCGATCCTCGCTCGAGACGCTGGTGATACGCGCCAGCCCGTGAATGTGGACGATGCCGCCCACGAAGCAGTCCGAGGCCGCCAGCCCGAGCTTGTCGAGCTCGCGCTCGGTCAGCGAGATTCGCAAGCCATAGGGATAGTCCGGCTGGTCGGCGAGAGCCGGGAAGGTCTGCATGACCTCGCCCTTCTCCTCGTCGTCACGTTCCATGCTCACCATGGGTGTCGGCATGGTCTATTCCTCCGCTCCGCCTTCTCCGCCTGGCGCGGGCTCGCCGCCGCCGGCCGGAGCGCCACCCTCCCCGCCCATGCCGCCGCCCATCTGGGCCGCCTGCATCTCGTGGGCTTCCTTGAGCTCCTTGAGGTGGCGCGCGTTCATCTGGCGCGTCGCCTCGCGGTGGTTGTTGTGGTGATCGCGATGCTCCGCCTCGTGACGGGCGTGCATCTTCTTCAGGCCCT